ACTTCGAAGAAGGTGAAATTTTGGCTCGAAAAAAAATAAGAGTTCGAGGACATCGCTTCAGCGATGCTCCTGCAATGTACATGAAAAGGACTAAGTTCGACCGTTCTCATGTTTATAAGACAACTTTTGATTCAGGCAAGCTTATACCTGTATTTGTTGATGAGGTTTTGCCTGGCGATACTGCTAGGATGTCTGTTAATTACTTTGCTCGATTGGCTACTCCTATTAAGCCTATTATGGATAATATTTATCTGGACTGGTTTTTCTTTTTTGTACCAAACCGCCTCGTTTGGGAACATTGGCAGAACTTCTGTTTTGAACAGGAAGACCCTGACGATTCTACGGACTATGTAGTTCCTACCTGTAAGCTTACAGGTGGTACTGCTGGCGAAAATGGTATAGGTACTCTTTGGGACTATTTTGGCCTTCCTACAGGTCTTACTAATACTCTGAGTGTCAACGCTCTTCCGTTCCGTATGTATTATTTGATTTATAACGAATGGTTTAGAGATGAGAATTTGCAGAAGTCCGTTAAGATTGATAAGTCCGATACCAATGCTGTATTTAAACATGATCGTTTATCTGATCAGCCTAGCTGGATTCTTTCTTCCGGGCAGTATGTTAATGGTTGTGCCCTTGCTCCTCGTGGTAAGCGTCATGATTATTTTACTTCTGCGCTTCCTTGGACTCAAAAAGGTCCTGGTGTATCTATAGGCTTAGCTGGTACTGCTAAGCTTGTTGATCCTTCGCCTATAACTGGATATTTTGTTCAGCAACAGACTGGCAACCTTGCCGCTGCTCAACTTTCTAAAGACGGTGGTGTACATGATATTTTCACTGCTAATGGTACTTTGCAATATCAAGGTGGTGGTTATGACGCTACTATAGTTGGCCATTCTATAAAAGGATCAGGAACTGCTACTGCTAAAGCTATTTCTGGTAATTCATGGTTTTCCAAGAACTCTTATGCTGATCTTGATAGTTCAAGTATATTTACCATCAATAGTCTGCGTACTGCTTTTCAGATGCAGAAGTTCTATGAGCGTCTTGCTCGCGGTGGTAGTCGGTATACTGAAGTGCTTCGCTCTTTCTTCGGCGTAGTTTCTCCGGATGCTCGTCTTCAGCGCCCTGAGTTCCTCGGCTCTTTCACTAAAATGGTTAACGTCAATCCAATAGCTCAGACTTCTGCAACCGACAGCACCTCTCCTCAAGGCAATCTCTCTGCTTATGGTGTTACTGCTGCCAAGTTCCATGGTTTTACTAAGTCTTTTGTTGAACATGGTTATGTTTTCGGCCTTGTATGTGCTCGCGCCGATCTTACTTATCAGCAGGGTATTAACAAGATGTGGCTTCGCTCTACGGTTTATGATTTTTATTGGCCGACATTCGCGCATCTTGGCGAACAGGCTATTGAGCTTCGTGAGATCTATGCTCAAGGTTCTGAAGCTGATACTACTGTTTTTGGCTATCAGGAACGTTATGCTGAGTATCGCTACAAGCCTTCGCAGATTACAGGTAAGTTCCGTAGTTCTGTAACTGGTGGTAACCTTGATGTTTGGCACCTTTCACAGTTTTTCAAAAATGCTCCTACTCTTAACGAGGAATTCATAATGGAAAACCCACCTATTGAGCGCATTGTCGCTGTTCCCAGTGAACCTGAGTTCTTGCTTGACATAGGCTTCCGTTACACTACTGTGCGTCCTATGCCTATGTTTGGTACACCCGGCCTTGTTGATCATTTCTAAAAGGAGCTGTTTTTATGTCTTGGCTTTCTGATACTTTAGGCAGCGTCGCTGGTTCTGTTCTGGGCTCTGCGGTCCAGAACCATTATAATTCCGCTAATGCCGCACAGGCTAACGCTTGGAACGTTGAAAACTATAAACATCGTTATCAGTGGGCCGTAGAAGATATGCGTGCCGCTGGTCTCAATCCTATCCTTGCTGCAACTAATGGTATAGGCGGTTCTATATCTGGAGCTTCAGCTGCTTCTGTAGGTATGAGTGATATTGGTTCTACCATGAACTCTGCTAGAGCCGCTAGTGCCGCTGAAAGGCAGGCTAAGAACGTCGAGCATCTTGCAACATCTCAGATCGATAGAAACGTCGCAGAAGCTGATTACTTTCGTCAGAATACCCATGGAGTAGTTCTCGATAATGGCATTAAGGCTAATAATTTGAATCTTCTCGAGCAGACTTACGAAAAGCGTCTTGGTTATGAGCTTGAAAAGATGAATTTGGAGCTTGAAAACCTTCGTCTTCAGGGTTCTTACCTTAGCTCTGGTGTATTAAACAACATTGCTTCTGCTAATCGTTCTAATTCTGCTGCCGCTTTTGATAATATTCAAACTGAAATGGCAGGTATGGAACGTGATTTCTATAAAAATCTCGAAAGTCTTACAGGTGCTCCTAGGTCTGTCGCTACTGGCGTTGGTTCTGCTGTCAAAAATGTTATAGGCTTCCTCGGAGGTCGCTATTTTGGAAGGAGATAATTATGTCTAATAAAACTACTATGATTCTGACTTTCATTGTCACTGTTGTTGTCCCATTCATTCAAGAAGTTGTAGATCTAATTGAAGCTCTGAAAGGTAAAGCTTCTTCGAATACTGTTACTGCTAAAAAGGTTGCCTCGGATTTTCAAACCGATGTTGCGCAACTTGTTGAGCCAGTTGCTAATAAGAATGATTCTAAAAAAACTAGCCGTTTTTTCGGTTCTTGGAGGGATGCTAAATGAGACGGCGTCGCTTGTCTAAACGAGGTTCTCGCCGTCTTTTTCGGCGTACCTCCAGATCTCGTCGCAGAAATTTTAAAAGAGTAGGACGAGGTGGATTTAGGATTTGACATTCTGACTTAATCCTGATACAATCGGTACAGGTGATTAATATGGTTTGTTACAATCCTATTCTTATGTATCCAGTTGAAGGAGCAATTACGAAGAATGGAAAACAACATTATAGTTTTTACGGTAGCCTTGCCTCTCACCCTGAGCTTGCTGGCGATAGCCGTTTCATTCGTTGTTCTTGTAAACAATGTATCGGTTGTCGCCTCGAAAATAGTAGACAGTGGGCTGTCCGTGCTGTTCACGAAGCCCGTTCTTCGTCTTCTGCTTATTTCGTTACTTGCACTTTCGACGATTATCATTTGCCACGTGATAAAAGCTTAAGTAAGAAATTTCATCAGACTTTCATGAAAAATCTTCGTCGAGAGTATGGCAGTGGCATTCGCTTTCTCGGCTGTGGTGAATATGGTGAACTTTATGGTCGCCCCCATTATCATTACATTTTGTTTAATATTGATTTTGATGACAAAGTTTTTCGGTTCCGTACAGACGGTTATAATACTTATACTTCTTCTCGTTTTGCCAAAGTATGGAAATACGGTATGCATCTTATTGGTGAGTTTAGCTTTGATTCTGCTGCCTATGTCGCTCGCTATATAGTTAAAAAACAGACAGGTAAAGACGCTCCTTCTCACTATAAAGGTCGCATTCCTGAATTCATGATTGCTTCTAATCGTCCTGGCATAGGTGCAAAATGGCTCGAAGATCATGGCGAAGAATGCTATGCCAATGATTATGTTGTTATTAACGGTAAGAAGATGCGTCCTCCTCGTTATTATGACAAGAAATTTGATGAAACGCATCCTCACTGGATGGAGTTTATTCGTAATAACCGTATTGAGAAGATGCTTCATAATCTGGAGAACAATACTTTTGAGCGTTTGGTTGATCGGTGCCGTGTTCAGGAAGGTAAGTATAAACATTTTCTTGGCAGAAAACTTGACAAGGTATTGTGACTGTGTTATCATTAAGTCAGAAATGAGGTGATGCTTATTCGCGAACTTGAAGCTGTTGAAAAGTTCTGTAACAATCGTAATATTCTTTTTAATTATTCTTTTAGTGGCAGCAAATATGCCGCTTATCGCCTTAAACCTGATGATTCTAGAGTTATTCGCCTTGATAATGACTATTATGTTATATCAGCTACGCTATATCTCATGATTCGTAGGTATCTAATTGCGTTTAGAAAAGGAGATGGTTCCGCTGAGACTTTATTCCATTTATGATTCTAAGGCTGAACAGTTCAGTCCTCCACAGGTTTACCACAATGATTTGCTTGCTCTGCGAGCTTTTGAAGGTATAGTTAACGATGATAAAATGCTTATTAAAAAATACCCTGAAGATTTTACTTTGTATTATGTTGGCAATCTCGGTGACAGCGACGGTCGCTATTACATTGAGAATTGTGACGAGTCCCACGTTCCTGTCTTGGTTGGTCGCGCCATAGAATATGTGCAGACTGTTGACAATGATTCTACTAAATGATAATCTAATAAAGAGCGTATCAGAAAAAGGACGATCTCATGGAGATCGCCCTTTTTTTGTACGCTACGCCCGCCGCGTCTAGGCGCCTGCGAAAGGAGGTGAAAGTATGAAATTTAAGACAGCTTATGATCCCGTAGAAGAACATGATCATTGTGGCATTGAGTTTACTATGCCCTCTCTTGCCGTTCAGGACGAGAAAGATGAAACTGATATCAATTACATCGTAAATAAGTATGCAGACGGTCAGAAAGGTATTATGACTCTTGATCTCGGCGATAGTTCGCAATACGCTTATCTGCAGTTCGGAGATGCAACGCTCCCTGGCGACTACAGTACAGCGCTTGAGCTTGTGTCCGGAGTTCGTGAAGAATTCTACAGCCTGCCCGCTTATGTTCGAGCAAAATTCGGTCACGATCCTATGAATTTCATCAATCAATTGAATGATCCTGCAACGCTCGAATATCTCCAACAACAAGGTCTGTATAGCAGCAATGATACCTTTGATGAACCACAACAGTCCGTAAGTAGTAAACAAACACAAGAAAAAAGTAACACTTTAGAACAAAATAATGAAGAAACACAAAAATAGGCGTCACCGAAGCCAGTTACTTACTTGATGTAACTGGCGTAGGTGACGCAAAAATAATCTAGAACCTAATAATAATTTGCTTTAGTTTAATTATTAAGTTTACACTTCGAAGAAGGTGAAATTTTGGCTCGAAAAAAAATAAGAGTTCGAGGACATCG